TGGCCTCCAGTGCGCCGACGACATCTCCCTTGGCCAGCCTCGTAAACGGCGTCGTAGCCTTCTTGCCTAGCTTCTTTGCCTTATCCCAAAGACCCATAACTAAATCCTCGCTGTCGTGTTTAAGCGCCTGAGGCGCGGCTCAAGTAGAATTTCGAACGCCAAGCCTTCGATCGTGAACGCCTCGGTCAAGTCCGATCCTGTCTGCTCAATGCGAACCCCGAATGACGTGTTCTTGCGTGTGTTGACGGGGCGAAACTCCAGGTTCAAGGGCCCCGCCGTGAACGCCTTTGACAGCGTGTCGGTGGACGCGGCGTAGTCCGACTTCAGCGTGACTCGCACGGTACTGGCGGCGGCGTACGTTCCCAGGAGCTGGCCACGCATGCACTGGCTATAGCCAAGGATGTTCCCAAACGGGATCGGGGCGATTTCCACGGCATGGAGGATCGGCGTGTTCGTCCCGTCGAAGTACTGGCCGGACACTTCCTTGTACACGACGCCGTTAGATTGCACATAGTGCACGACGTCGTTAACCACCGCTGCGGCCAGCCCAGCCATGGCGTCTCCTTCCCATACGTACCACTGGCCCATCGGATCCGATTCCGTCGGATGGCCGTAGTCGAATACCAAAACCTTATTAGTCGACGTCCAGAACCTGACGTGCTGATCCTTCGGGAAGTGAACCGCCGCCTGGATCGTGGCGCTCTTGTGGTTGTCGACGCCGCGACCGATGTACGTGACCTCCAGCGTGCGACCAAGCAGATAGATCCCGCCGTCGGTATGCGCGAAAAAGCATCCCTGCGGCCCCGTGACGACGCTGTTGGGATTGGTACAGCCGTAGGCGCCTGGGACTTCAATGGGCGAATACTGCCCTCTGCCGCGTGAGTCGGGGCCCGCGCCCTGGATGACCGAAATCGAGTCGCGCTTGAAAAATGCCAGGTAATTGTCATCAACAACGCCAGCAGCGCGGATTCGCCCTGTCCCTGCGCCAACCTTGAACACCAGCGTCTCGGCGTAGTCCGTGCCGCGACCTACAACGTATTCCTTGGACGCCCAGACCTCGCCCTCCACATCCGTGTCCGTAAGGAACACGCGGTTATGCCATTCCGTAACCACCTTGAACGGCGGCGGCGGGGCGTTCGATAGCTCGCTGGACGCGGTGTAAATGGTTTCAGCCCCCGTCGCCGCGGGGGCCGTTAGATCAATGTTCTGGGTGTCCGTCGTCGGATCGTTGGCAACGGTCTTTACGAGCTGGAGGCTGCCCGCCGGCCCTGCCCCCGTGATATAGACCTCTATCTTGAATTTTGCCAGGTCCTGGTTGCCCATACGGAGATTGGGCGCGGCGATGCGGATCGCGTTGTTGGTCGTGACGGCGGTATTGGTCTGTGCCGTTGGGCTGGACAGGTAACGACGTCCGCGTCCGTCCGTGTATGAGTACAGGATCGCGACGCCGTACGTCCCGTTTAGAGTCGCCCCGGCGCTGGCTACCGTAGTGGGCGTTCCATGGGAGCGCGGGTACATCATTGGCGCCGGATCGACGATCGTAGATTCACTGTCGCCCAGGCGCGCAGGCCATCCGCCAGGAACAAGCACGTTTTGCCCGCCATCCAGCGATCTCAGCGGCCCATAGCTGTCCGCCAGGTTCCAGATGACGCGGCGAACGTGGTACTCACCGTTAACACCGTCGTTGCCTATGAGACATGAATAAACAGTGTTTCCCGAAACAGTCACGGCCGAATACGCCGCCGTCATATTGTTGAATGACGTGGTGCCGCGGTGAAAGACGTTGCCGGCACGGGCGTAGAGGGCGCGGGCGAGGATAGCCTTGTCGCTGGCCGTCCTCAGGCAATACGAGCGTTGTAGGTTATTGTTGTCGTCGTAGCCTGTAATCAGGTACCACGTAGACCCGATCTTAAACGGCTCACACGCGAGCCACGCGTGGCGCATCCAGTTGCTTGTCGTCGTGGTCGTGTTTGTGGACCAAACGTGCTGATACTTGTGGATCTTGCAGTTCTCAATATCAGCGCTGGTGGAGCCATTTGACGCGTCGGACAGGAGCACCTGGACGGTGTCGCCGTCGTCGCTATAGCCATTCAGTATTCTGTCGTTTGAACCGGAATGATTGGTTAGGTTCCGCTCGGTTACGCCGGTAAAAGCAGAGGCGCTGACTCGCACTAGTCGCGCAGAGAATGTTGCGCTAGGCCCCAGGTAGGTCAGGTACAGGAAGCCGTTCGTGCCGTCGTACTTGACCCATGCTGCGGTATGGCCCGATGAATAAACCATGGTGCTATCGCCGACCCACCCGGGCGACGCCGCCGCCAGGCCAGTGGCCGTGTCCAGGTAAGAAAACCACGTAGTGCGTGACACGCCGCCGATCGTGGAACCAGAACCGGCGATGGCAAAGAAGGCTACGCCATTGACCGTTGAGATGACATCCCAAGCAATCTGGACGCCCCCGGCGGTTGGGTCAAAATAGTCGGTAGAAGTCGGCGCCGCGGCTGGCGTCGCCGGGTCGAACTTAAAGGCCTTGATGGGATCGTTGTCTCCGATGAAGACCCAAACGTAGCCTCCCGCCGCTATGGCTCGCATGTTCAGTACCGTAGTACCAACGCCGCCGTAGCTCGCAAATGTGGGCGCCTTGATCTCGATTCCAGATGCCGCGTCGGTAACACGGTAATAGAAGCCAGGTGTCGTTGTGGTCTGAAGGCCCGCCGTGAATTCGTAGATGTAGCCAGACTGAACGACGCACTGAGGACGTCCCGCCCTAGAGGGTATGGCCACCTGATCCGTGGCAAACGCCCGAGCCTGGGTGCCGCGGTTGCGCCACATATTGTTTGTGGTGTCCCGGTTGTAGATGACATCATTGGCATGCAGGACGATGGAGTCATTCGACGCCGCGATCCCCTTGCCCGTTGTAATTGTGCCGCTGTCAGTCGTGGTATTGAGCGCGCTTGCGCCATAGCGCTTGCCATAGGCGCCCGTTTTGCTCATGCGGACGTTCTTGGCCTCCACGAGCTTGCCAGGCACGCGGATGACCTTGTCCTTCGTCCGCTGGTCGACGCCCGAGAACAGGACCTGAACTAACTGCTCAACCAGTGGCACTAGACCACCCAGAGGGACACTGTAATAGGGGCGGACGCCTGGAGATACAGGTTAGTCGCGTCAGCGTCGGCCGCGTGGAGGACAGTCACACCGACGGATCCGATTGCCACGAACACGGCGCTCGGCACGCTGCCAAGCCCATGCGGCACGGTGGTAGACGAAGTCCCGATCTCCACGTCCTCAATTAGCAGGCCAACACAGATGATTCCCAGCGAGTCGAATACTTTCGCAAGTTCCTGCTGTAGCTGGGTAACGCTGGCGCCAGGCTGCGCAATAAATGCCGGCTTCATTACCAGCGCCCCGTAACCCGCAGACCGGGCTGCGCCGTGGTCCCGTATCGTTTACGAAGATACTTCTTCTGCTCCCGCAGGACCTCGCGCGCCCTCGCGATATGCGGCGATGGGTCGCGCTGAAAACGCGTCTGAACGCGCGCCTCGACGCGGGCGAGGATAATGTCCTCGCATCCGTCGGGAACCAGCAAGACGCCGCCCGTGCCGCTGTCAGCGCTTAGCGTAGCGACGCTCTGAACGTAAACAATGCGGACCGTGTAGCTGGTAGCGGTGGCAACTGGTGCAAGGAACAGGGTGCTCCCTTCTTCACGAACGCATAGCTCACGCAAATGCGGAGAAAGCCCGTCGGACGCCTCTTCAACGGGGTACCAGGTTGACCCGATCTTGATCTCCACGCGCACCAGCCGCTCATAATCTGAGGGCATCGTAAGGGCGCCCGTGGTGGCGTTTGGGGTTTGTTCGCTGCCTACCGCCGTGTAAAGCGATGGCACAATCTGGGAAAGCTCGCGGCGGAGCTGTTTGTGCTCTAAATCAATCCATGTATTGAGCTGCGTACCAAGAACCTGGGCCGCGGTTTCGTCGCTGGCCTCTTGATCGGTCGCTGCCCTAATCGCCGTGCGAGCTTCAGCCCTAGTCAATCCAGCTCCTTAGGACCGTGCCCCCAGGCACCGACAAGCGCCCGGGGGCCCCGGTTAACTAACTACTCTTCGTAACAGGCGTCGTAATGCGCCTTGAGCGCTTTATCGAGCGCGGCGCTATCGCCCGACTCGATGGCAGACAGGACGCCCTTGGCTGCCTTTTTGCGGGCCATGCCCGAGAGGCCTGGGGACGCCTCTTCGGACATTTCCTCGCCCTCTTTTTCCTCGGCCTCTTTCTTGCCGGGCTTGCCGGCGCCAATGACCATCATCATGGACTAGGTCCGGCGGACGCCAATGATCGTTACGAGGCAAGCGACGTTGTTGGCGCTAGCCTTGGTACGAACGATGCGCAGCGTTCCGGCCGCATTGATAGTGCTCTGCGCGTCGTCGATCGTGGTCGCACGAACGATCGTCTTGTCCGCAACGTTGATGTCCATGGCGTTCGTGATTGCTGTCGCGCCGTTGTTGACCGTGATCGTGTCGCTCGCCCCGCCCGCGCCGGCGCGCTTCTGGACAATTACGTCCAGAATTTCGGTTTTGTGCGTGAGGGTCACGTCAACGTTTGCGGTCGCCCCGTCGGCCACGCTGATCGTATGCACGACCGGAATGCCGCCGATGACAGCCGCGTCCGCCAGTACCGCCGCCTGAGTACCCACAAGCGACGCCGCCGCGAGCTTGGCCGCGGTGACGTTTCCGTCAGTAATCTTGGCGGTAGTGACCGCGTTGTCCGCCAGGTCTGCGGTGAGAATGACGCCAGCCGCGATCTTGGCCGATGTAACCTTATGCCGTGGCCTGCTAATACCTTCGCGTCCCATATTGATCTCCTAAATTGCCAAGCCGGGCCCCGGACAATCCCGGGACCCAGCTCAGCGTGGTATTAGATGGCCAGCAGCGCGTGGAGCTGACGCCACGTCGACCCGTCATAGACGAGGGTGATCATGTCGTCGGCCGTGACGCTGACATTGCCGGCCGCCGCCAGAGTGAGGGCGGCCGTGTTTGCCGGTACCGTTCCAGTGTTGTGATTGAGCGTCAGCGAGCCATTGAACTTGAGGTGAACCACCGATCCCGGAGTCCAGTCCGTGGTCGTGATGTAGTCAATGTTCGTGGTGCCCGTGATGCTGAAGTAATTCCCATCGTTTCCCAGCGTCAGGGTCGCGGCCGAGGCCACATCCGCACCCCGAGAGGTGCAGAGGCGGTTCTTGACCGTGGTCTTGGCGGTGGAGAAACGAACGTTACGCTGATTCGACATTTCCTAATTCCTTACCTTTCGAGTTCGCTTCGTTACCCAATTACGACGTCGGGAGGTTCGTGATCTTGCAGTACATGCCGGGGCCCGGGATAACCAGGTTGCCGCGGAAGTAGAACTGACCCTTGAACTGGCGGCTGCCCGACTCCGTACGGCGCTCAAACTGCTTGCCGTCCAGGTCATCCAGGTTCACCAGGTTCTTGCCCGTGTGGTAGAGCTTCGGGCCCCACTTCTTTGAGTTGAACGGGCCGAGGTACGCCGTGCCGGCCGGGATAAACGGATCCGGCACAACCAGGCAATCACCGAACACGGTCGCAAGGCGGAACGCCTGGAAACCGATCTTGTAGTCGCCGAGCTTGGTCTCAACGACCTTGGCCGCGTCGTAATCCTGCTGCAGGAGCTTCCACGTGGTGCCCGAGCAGATGATCATTGACTCTTCCGAGCGCCCGTAATTGAACATGAGGTCAGCCGCAGAGATGAGCCCCTGCGCGCTGTCCATGCCCGAGGCGCTGAACGAGTACCCCGTCAACTGCGGGATGCCCGTGCGCGTGACACCCATGAACGTGGTGCTGTCCGGATCAACCCAGGCCTCGAGGCCCGAGACAACCAGCTTGGCCGAGTCAGCAGCGCCCGGGTCCGTCGCCGCGCGGTTGCCCGCCCGGAACAGCCACAGCGTCGCCGAGTTAGTCCACACCGTCTGGGGATTACCGCTCAACGTAACAACGCCCGTCGAGGTATTCACCGCGGTCACGCGCAACTGAGCGCCCGCCGGCGTCCCAAGCAGCACGTCCGTGTCCTCCGACGCAGACGCCACGAGGCGAGCGCCAACCGGGAAGCGGTTGATGCGGGCCGCGGGGACCGTCACCGTCGAGGAGGTGATCGCCGAGATCTGCGCCAGGGCGCCCCAGCCCTTGCCCGAGACCTGCTCAGCAAGGATGTTGCGCAGGCGGAGCGCCGCCATGTCCATTTCCTCGGACACGACGTCGAACTGCTCGTCAGCGCTCTTGCCCTCAATCGCGTCAACCTCGTCGCGGTCGAAGGTAAACGGCGCATCCATCGACTTCGCGTCGACAAGCCAGCGCTCGCGGCTCGGACGGCCACCAGCGGCCCCGTCGCCAGCGATGTCGTCGGCGATCTCGGGGTCAGCGGCAACGGCCGCGCCCTCGTGGGTCACAACGCGAACAACGAACTGACGGCCGAACCCGTCCTTAATCTTCTTTGCCTCGCACATCGCGAGGAGCGGGGTGGTCTTCTTCCCGTCCTCAAAGAGGATTTTGTAAATGTCCTTATCGTAATGATCCTTGAGCTGCGTAAGTACGCCCGTATCGAGAGCCATGGTGTATGCGGTCCTTTAGCCAATGCGCGCAAGCGAGCGCGCTGGTTATTGCGTTGGGTGGCTTAGACCGCCGCTCTATCGACTTCGGGCGCGGCGTATGTCGGATCAGGGGAACTCCATCCCCTAATCTCTAGTGACGCTCGGTCGCTAACGCTGGGCGCGCAGGGCTGCCTTACGCTCCGCCCTTATCTCTTCTAGCGTCTTTTCGCGGCTTGGCGTGATTGGGCGCCCCGGATCGGACTTCCAGGCGCTGGTAACAGTTCCGGCGGACCTGGCGGCTCCATTGTCGTTGGCCGCGGCCTGGGCGGCGTCTGCGTAAAGCTCCTGGGAGACCTTGGCGAGTACCTCCGAGACGGAGGGTACCGAGCCGGTTTCGCGTCCCTGGGCCTCGGCCAGCTCGATAATGCGCTCGCTAACGACCTTGTTGGCCCTGTCGCCAATCAGCTTGAACAGGCGGACTACGCCCGGATAATTAGCGGCATTTGCCTGAAAGGTCTCATTAACGGCAGACAGGTAGGTTTCGCGTGCCTCGCTAAGCTGGCGCTCCTGGGCTTCCTGGGCCTCGCGCTCCTTGGCCTGGCGTGCCTCCTCTTCGGCCTGACGCTTAGCCTCAAGTTTGGCGGCGGCCAGCTCGGCCAGCTCTTCCGGGTCGATGGCCTTAGGCTGGGCGGGCTCGCCCTCCCCAAGCTGCTTAGCCAGATCCCAGAACAGGTCAGTCGTCAGGTCTTCATCGGGGAACAGGGCACGGATCGCGTCTACCTTACTGCCCTTGGCAAGCGCTTCCTTGGCCGCCTTCACGCGCGGCGCGAATTCCTCTACCTCCTTGCGGGCAGCCTCAATGGCCGCCCTCTCCGCGGCAATCCGCTTGGACTCGGCGCTAATGCGCCGCTGTTCCTTGATGAGCGCAGAGAGATCGTCATCCGCGTCCGCCTTGGCTGCCGTCTTCTGGGTGTCGGCGCTCTTCGGATCCTTCGCAGATGCATGCTGCGCGTTCGCATCGGTAGCACCATCTGGCTTCGAATCTTTTGGGTCGTTGCCTTCCCCCTTCGCCAGCTTGGCCTTGATCTCGGCGCGGCGGGCGGCAAGGGTGCGGGCCGCCTCGCTGGCCGCGTCTGCGGCGTTGGCTGGCGACGCGTCGGGGGCAGTGGTCTCGGGGGCCTCGGGCGTGGCTGTGGTCTCAATAGCGTCTGACATACTCTCTCCTTACTGAGCGACGGGGACGGGCGCGGGCGGCATTGCCTCGGGCGGCAACGGCGGGGCCGCGCTGGGATCAACTGGCGGGGCCATGGGAGGCGCGCCATTGTCATTTGCGGGCGGGGGTGGGGCAGGGGGTGCGGCCGGAGCCGGCGGGGGAGCCATGCGGGCCTCGGCGGCCTTGATCAGCCGACGCAGGACTTCCATGTGAGCCGGCGGGTACGTACCCTGCAACCTCGCCCGCTGGTATTCCTCCCCGCCGATACGCACCAGGGCCTCAAGCTGTGCGCCCTGCAATGACGACGGCATGATGAATTGCCCCTTATCGAGGGCCGCGCTGATTTGCTGCATAACCAGGTCACGCGGGGCGTTCAAACGGTCCGCTAGGGCGCGGGTGTCGGGCAGATTGAGGTTGCGGGCAACGTCAGCGACGTCCGCCAGGCCCATTTCGCTCAGATCCTGAAGCTCCTGGAGGCGAGCTGCGGGCGTGAGGCTAAGGCCGGACGACAGGCCGAAGTTAATGCGGTACTTGTCGGAGCTGAGCCTGGGGAACTTGACCGATTCGTAGCGATTGGTCCCCTTGATCCTGACGTGGGCGCTGCGGGCCTTCTGGGCCAGCATGACAACCACCTTGGCGGCGTCTTTCCAAAGCTGTTCCCAGCGCTTTTGTGCAGTCAGGAGGCGGGTATTCGCAATATCCACGAATTCCCGCTGCGCAGCGCCCGAAGTGTAGCGAGCGGGGGCGGTTCCTTGCGCCATATTCTGGTTAACGCCACCCTCAGCGTACGCGCGCTGAATATTGCGCTCAATTTGCTGGATAATCTCAGGCGAGACAACCTGCGGGGTCTCGATTTTCGGCTGAACAGCCCCCGAGTACCTTATGATTTCGAATTCCTTGTCCGAAACGCCGTCGATCTCGGCGTCCTCCTGGACAATCAGGCGGGGAACCGCGCCAGCAAGGGCCGCGTAGACCATGCGCATGAGGCGTCGATTGGCAGCGTCGTAGCGCCCGACGATGCGCGCCAACGAAATGCCAGCGAAGCCGCGGAAATCCAGCGACCAACGGAAGCCGAACACGGGCGTGATGTCGTGCTTCCATGGTTCGTCCTCCAGGACGATGTCAGACGTCACGACGGAGTGACGCCCGGGGCTGTCCGGGCCTAGGGCGCGGCACCATGCCTCGATTACGCGTACCGTCTTGGTGTCTCGGCGCGCGCTCGGGGGGTCCACGCCCACGACCGTGGACGGATACCACTCGGGCAGGTCCATGATCTGGGACTTCTGGTCGGGGTAGCGCGCGGCCAGGACATCCTTGCTGATGGCCTCGGTAACCAGGAATGTGCGCGGGGCTCCGGTTCCGTCCTCAACCCAACGGAAATCAAGCGGATTGATGCGTTCAAACTTAATTTCCTCAGTTTGCTCATCGATATAGCCCTTAATTGGGCCAACCGGGCACGTCATGCCGTCGATCGCGGCGCGGGTTGCGACCTCCAGGAAGTTGCTGTTATCAAAAACACCCTCAATCAGGCGGCTTGCGTCCTTGCACCCCTGTTCCAATTCGAATTCAGCGCCCCGGGGAAGTACCTCTGCGGCCATTTCGCGGCACAGGATGGACGCAGCGGCGTCGATAACCTCGCGCGTAAGGTTGCCGCCCATCGAATCCTTAAGCGACTGGAACACCGCCAGCTCGCGATAGGGGCGCGTGTAGTCTGCGCCAATGACCGGGCGGTCGTAGTACAGACGCAAGTAACCCTTGGTCTCGGCGTCCAGGGACGCAAAGTCGCTATCGAGACGTTTGGCTACGCCGTCCAGGAGCTGTGGGTCCTCAAGCCACGTGAGATCATCGCGCATTTTAATCAGTCTCCGGTGAGTGTCGGGCAGGGCGGTCAAATACAATCTCAATGGGGAAGCGATCCGCCGACGTCACGGGGCCGTCTTTCCACTGCACCGGGACCTCCCCCTTGTAGCTACGGACGCCCTTTTGCTTGAGCGTGTCGATAAATGCGGCCAATTGCTCGGTTACGGTCAAATCCATGGGTCAGCCTCGTGCTTCATGTACTCGCGCCACTGTCTTTGGCGGCGCTCATCAACGGTTTCGGGTGGGGGGAGCGGTTTGGCGGCAAAGTGGCGGGCCGCGTGGTGCGCGTAGCGTAGGGCCTCGGAGAGGTCCGAGTGATAGCCGCGCTTGTTGATCTCTACGCGGCCGTCCGGCTTCACGGTGCGCTGGACACGCCGCAAGTCCTGCTTTAGGGCGTCGGATTGCAGCAACAGGCGCCCGGTGCGCAGATCGTCGTTAACCAAGCCGACGCTAACCATCACGTCCCTGGGCTTGAGCTGGATCTCCAGGTTCATGCGGTTCTTCAGGGTCTCCAGGACCTTTACGGCGCCGTGACCGCCGTGGTCTCCGACGATGGTGTTGGGCTTGAATAGCCGGCGGACTTCATCAACCTTGGCCGCCAATGCGTCGACGTCGTTGTGGTTTGCAGCCCAGGCGTATCGTTCGTAAAGCCGACGATCCGGATCGTTCCGGTTCCACGCAACCACGACAACGGCGTCGCTGTCCTGGAAGCCGAGATCAATTCCCATCGCATGGCGCCACGCTCCATTGCTGAAGTCGACCGCAGTCGGGTCGTAATCATTGCGTCCGGGGGCATACTCGTAAGCCAGCTTGTCCGGGTTGACGACGGCGCGACCCAGGATCTCGCGCTGATACACGGGGTGGTCGGGCGTGAGCCCCTTCGCCGCGATCATGTCGTCAATCTGCGCGCGGGGGATGAATTGGTTGTCGTACATGGACCAACCAAAGCGGGTCCAGCGAGGGTCGGTCAGGCGATCAATGAAATAGCCGACATCGACATCGGGGGGCGTGCCAAGTAGCGACATTTCCCCGCCGCGGTCGACCAACATCGGGAACAAGACCTCTTCCACCAGCGGCTCCAGTATGTCGTCAGATGGCTCCTGGGCCTCATCAACCTCTACCTCATCGTAGAAGTCCCCGCGGATCTTGCCGGCCCCGCGCACGTCGTCGCACCCCGTGGCCTCGATAATGGAGCCATTGGCGAGGCGGCATATCATATCCACCTCGTTGGCCTCGAATTCCACGCCACGGGCCTGCAGGTCGGCCAGGATGGGTCGCCAAAACAGCTTGCGACAGTTCCTACGAATCAGGGTGACGTACAGCTTCTTGTAACCAGGGCGCTCAATGGCGCGCTTGATGGTGCGCAAGCGTACTCCCGCCGTCTTACCCGCGCGCCGGCCACACATAACCAGCTTGAATTTGGCCGCGCTGGCCACGTACTCCCATTGCTTCGGGAAACTGTCCAGCTCGGTGGGCGTACGGGCGCCTTCCGCGGGGGCGGACTGAGCCGTGGCGAGCTTGGACAGGGCCGAAAGCATTAGCGAGCCTTGCTAATGATGTCTTCCATGTGGCGAGCTAGCTGCTCGCACCGTTCCAGGTCACTGCGGGCGATGTCTATGGCCTTGCTGGCGTCCTTGGCACGACTTGCGATGTACGCCCGCAAGGCGGCCTCTGGGCTTGGGTGATAGCTGTCGGGTTCGTAGTGATTGATACAAACGCCCCAGCCCTCATCAGTGAACAGAAGGGCCATGCGGTCCGCGAATCCCTCGAAACTGCGGCGCGCGTTGTGGGCAGACAGCGTAAGCGCGGCCAGTTCTGTGATGTCGGTCATCAATTGCCCTTGAACTTGTCCATGATGCGCGCCACGACGTCCTCTGCGTTGTCGTTGCTTGGCGCCGGCGTGATGATGCGAACGGCGCGCCGGGTATCCATTTCCTCCGGGTAGCGCCCGTAGACGGAGAACCACAGGCGCCGCGTAGCCCAGCGATACCGGCGCTCACTGCGCAGATAGCTCGCCAGCGTCCAGTCACATACCTTGCACCAGAACCACTGCGCCAATGCCGTTGATAGCCTACCCATCGACTGTCCCTCCCATTGCACGAATCGTGGCGGTCACCTTGCGCCGCCACTTGCGGTTACCTGCTATCTCTTGCGCAGCCACAGTGCCGCCAGACGTGCTCCAGCGGCGGTCTGAGGCCAGCCATGGCAGACAGCGCAACATGAGCTTGGCAAGCATCTCCGTGCGTCTGGCGATGCGCTGGCGCTTCATCGGTCAATCATCCCGCACGCGAGGTACACGAGAACGCCCGTGAGCGCTGACAGGCCAATGACAATCCAGGCCATGGGGCTCATTTGGTGGCTTCCTTCGCCGCCTTAAGCTCCGCGAAGCGCTTTGCTTGCGATTTGCTCTGCGGTTCGACCCAATTGGCCGGGTCGTTGGCACAGGCTTCCTTGGCCTCCGCGGCCGGCTCAAATACCACGCGGCTGTTGAGGTGGACGCCCACCCGGCGGCCCTTGTGCTGGCCTTCGGGGATGTCGAACCACAGCACTGAGCCATCCCAGTCGCCCGTAACGATGTGCCAGGTGCCAAGGGGCGTAATGATTGATGGCCTGAAGGTAGCGGTAACTTTCATGCAGCTCTCCGTTTCTTGGGCGCGTAGTACACACGGTAGCCGCGCGCAGCTATCTCAGTTGCGGCGGGGCTCCAATACAGGCACGGCGTTGGCTGGGAGACGTCAACGCCCAGCTCAAGCAACAGATTCGTGCCAAGCCCGCGGCGGCGAATGCGGCCGAACAGGTCCCTCGAGTACACCCAGATGACTGCGCCCTCACGAACGCATGCCCAGCCAAGCAGCGCCTCGGGGTCGCCGGGCACATGCGCGACTAGGCAGCGGGTCTCGGGGCGGCGAAGGTGGGCGGCTAACTCATCCCATCCACGGCGCGCGCCTCGCGTCCAGGAAGCGCGGACAAACGCCTCATGCAGCTCCCTGTTATAGGGCGTGGCCTCGTACTCCAACGGGCCGCCCCGATCATTCTCGGGCATCTATACATAGGTGAATCGCGGTCGGGGCGATACCTCAGCAGAGCGCCGTACCTCAGCGTGGCGATGACCTATTCAGGGCAACTATCAATAGCGAACCACTCGCAAATCTCATTAAGAATGGCCAGCTCAATCTCTTGTTTGATCGCGGCCTCGCCCGGGTGGTCCGTGTGCTTATGCGCCCGGTTCCAGCCAGCGGAAATGCCATCCTCGATGGCCCTGCACAGGAGCGGATATGCCTTCGGGGTCATTGCCATTTATAGGAACCTTACTGTGGCTTATGAAAAGCCTATAAACCCACCCAGGTACACGCGGAGCCTTAGATCTTATGGATCTCTTCGCTTTCGTAACGATCTCCACGTTGCCGGAGTGCGCTCGGACGACGCTGTGGATATGTCTAAAGGCCGCTCCCTGGCTTGCGGTGCTAGACGGCTCCGAAATGCCTAGCTTTTCTCGCGTACGTTCTCTGAGAGGTCCGCGTCCCGCCCAAGTAGGAGTATTCTTATCGACCCTCTACTACTTGTGACGGGCGGTCGGGCGCTCAATTACGTGAGCGGATTCGCTACCACGTGACGGCGTGTCGGGGCTAGGACGCGTAGCAACACGTACTTGGCAGCTTGAGCACCACCAGCCGTGAATCGTTCCGTAGTGGTAGTCAGCCCATATTCCGCATCGGGGGCAGCGGATAGGCCCTGGGCGATCGTTGCTCATGAACCTAGCCTGGCTTTCTTATGCCTCGACAAGGCATAGCGGTACGTATCCGCCAGCATGCCCAGGCCTGAGCGCATGGGCTCGGGCGGGCCGGTGCGGTGTGCTTGCTTGACCAGGGCCTCCTCGGCCAAGGTGGCCAGGGATCGACTCGTATTGATGTACGCCTCTCGCTCTCGCGCGTTCCTGTCGATACAGGCCTCGGTATCCAGGCACGGCGAGGCCGGGCCGCACGTGGGGGCGCATTTTGGCTCATGCTTGCTTGAGCCGGCCTTCAGCTGGGTGGCACGCGCAACACACTCATCGCAATACCACCGGCCATCCCTGGGCATAGACTTCCCGCAGTTGCTGCATATCCAGTAATCCTGGACATCCAGTTCGCGTCCCATCGCCTCGAACTGCGCGTCTGTCATTTCCCGCGCCATCTCCATCGCCACGGGGCTCATTAACCCGGGCGCTGGCGGGCCCCACACACGCACGCCCAGGTAACCCTCCTGGACAGGATTGCCATCCTGGGCGTGATAGACCCGCCGGCTGAAATGCTGCCTCAAGGACTCGCTAACCGATGAGAAGGTCACCCCCTCAGATTTCTGAGGGCTAACGTCTCTTTCGGTGGCTGGCGGCTGTTCCGCTTGCGGCTCAGATTTCTGAGGCCAACTAAAGTCATTGACGCCGTCGTAGTGCGGGCCTTTATGCCCGGGGATTGCCGTGCAATGGCGAACGCCAACGTTTATGTGCCAATACATCTCATTGCACTCGTCGGAGAAGTGCTGCGGGCCCACGTTGTACTTGCTCATTTGGTGTCCTCGAAATACCCAACCACCCACCGCTTAGCAGCGTCCAGCGTCTTAAATCGCTTGGGACATGGGCACTCGACCAAAAAGTCACCGCTGTTGCCGCCGCTGCGCCAAATGTTCATGGAAACCCAGCGCGGCCCTTGGCCCTGCCAAAACACGTGGCCGTCTTCGTCCATGGCCTTGCGCCATACCCACGCCCTCATAGCCTCACCACCCTGTCCTCAGGCAATTGCTCAGGCACGCTGCCATCTGCGCGGCGAAGATATTCATACCATGGCACGAAGGTATCGTCCTTCAGCCAAAAGCCCCACACACGCGATGCTGGGCCCGCCAGAACGAGCGTCCACGTAGGCCCCAGAAGCTCCGCCACCTGGTGGGTATGCTCCGGGTCCCTGTACACAAGGTTGCCGGCAGTTAACTTTCGTACGCTCACCAGCTTGCCGCCCTTGTACACGTGTTCGATGTATCCGCCCCTGATGATTAAGGTCCAGAATCCCCAGGGATGATCGTGCGGATCCCGGTCGTCGTCTGCCTTGTTGATCAGGTGCAGGAACAACCGCCAACCCCAGGTACGCGGGGACAGGTAATGGCGGCGGAGGTAGAGCAACCCGTTCTTGACGATGTCTTTATGGGGTAGCCAGGTCATCGCCCCTCCGTGGGTGGGGTGCGTCGCTCGCGCTCTAGTCGTTCAACAAATGCCGTGAGGTTCGCCCACACCTGTGGCTCAAGAACGATCCAATGCGTCCCTTCGGCCCTCTCGGTCGTCAACTCCAGCGCAAAGCCGTCCCACCGCACGTAGACGCCGTCGCCGACGTAGACTTTCTCGGTCTTTTTCACGCCCCCTCCTTCCCCGCGAGTGCGGCGTCGATGCGGTCGAACATCGCCATGACATCGGGCGCACGGACGTCCGTCTCATCCGGGAGGCAGTCCTCGTGGTGCTCGCGAAAGTCGTATGCGAATATGCCGCGGCAGACGTAGCAGTGAGTGATGGCCTCCAGATCGTCCCGCGTCTTTGTCAGCGCCTCTCGCAGCCGGTCCCGCTCAAGAAGCGCAATGCCTAGCTCGGTGCGAGCGGTGGAGACCTGGGCGCGCGCCTTGTCCCGCTCTGTCTCAGCATCCTTGAGGCGTTTGTACAGCGCGTCGGTCATGTGACTAATACTCTCCCATTTAGTCACAGAACGCAAGCCTAATCCATCAGCGGGCGTACGTCCGTAGTCTCATCATCGAAGTTCACGTTACGCTTAGGGAATTCGCCCATGAACTTGATGGCCCGCCGCAGTCGGTCAAGGGCGTTGGCGCTTTCCTCCTGCACCGCCGCATCCCATTCCTCGCCGGAGATCCCGCGCTTCCTGGCGTCCAGGCGGGCGCAGCCCACCCACACCTTGATCAGTCTCTCCACATCATCGATCGCCTCCCGGTATCCGTCCTGCCAACCAGGCGTTTGCTCAGGCACATCAACCCCCTTCGTCATTCTGTCAATGCCTTAAGCAAACCCTGAAAGTCATTAGGTGACAGGTCCTCCAGTCTCTTGCGGCCCACCAATAGCGATACGACGGCGGACACGCGGCTATTTTCAATGGTCGCCAGAACCCGCGTAAGCTCCGTGAGCTGGCGCGCTTGTTCATCGGTTAGCGGGGTAGACGCGGACAGGTGGTCAATCTGCGCGGCGATGGCGTCAACGGCAGCGTCGACTGCCTTGGATACCTTGCTCATTGGTGACACTTATCGCAAAGGGTCCGCCACCAGCTTCCCTGGCGAAGCTTGCCCTGCTTGCCGCAGCCCTCGCACGTATGCGCGCTGATGATCTCGGCCATGCGGATCGCGGAGTCGACGCCTGGACCGTGGCCATCGATATAGAAACGCAAGGTCCCGAACTTCTCTTTGACCTGGGCGGCGCGCACGCCACCGATTGCCGTCAGCACCTGCGATAGGTCATCTAGCAGCGGGCCCCAGCCTTCGCCGCATTCAATGCCGTATGGCAGATCGGAATACAGCTCAGGGTAGCGCTCTAACAGATCTTTGTGCTTCATTGGTGGGCCCTTGCGATTAGCGTCCGCCAGGCAAGCGCCGCTTGCTGCGGGACAACGGCATTTCCGAGGCATCTAGTTCGGTCCACTGGCCTGGGAAACCCATCAACCACTCGACCCACGTTGGGTTCGGATATCCAGCCAAGGCCGCATTGAGCGTCCGGCCCCGCTTGTCCCCCGGATAGCGCCGCTGATCCGTCGATCCACGCTTGTAGTCTGACGCGGTCGGAGTGCGCCAGAATGAACACTCTGGACCGTCGATGTGAGGCACCAACGGCGCACGCTCCCAGCACGCCCCACTCCGCATCGAACCCCATCTCGGCCAAGTCCCCGAGAACAACGTCGATTCCCCGCCGACAGAGGTCTGCGACGTTTTCCACGAATACGTACCGGGGTCGAAGTGCACGAACGATCCTTGCGTATTCCTTCCAAAGCCCTGATCGTTGGCCGGCGATACCGACGCGATGTCCGGCGCTCGAGATGTCCTGACAGGGGAATCCTCCGCAAATGACGTCGACGCGCTCTGCTTGCTCATTAATCTCCCTTACGTCCGTGTATCGCTTCACCGTCGGCCAGTGCTTGGCCAGCACTGCGCTTGCGTACGGATCCTGTTCGGCCTGCCATTTGACCGGGCCAAGGCCGCACATCTCTAGTCCCAGCTCGAGCCCGCCAATCCCGCTGAACAGACTGCCAATGGTCATTGGTGCACAAGCCCTGCGCGGGCCCTGTGATAATCAATCCTCGTTCTCACCACCCGCTCGCCAATCCCCAGTTCGATAGCAATCTCCTGTCGCGTCGCGCCCTCGCAATGCAGAGCCCAGATATCCCGGTGTACGTCAGGGAACTCCGACCAATTGCAGGACCACAGGTAGTCAGTTGCTTTGCCGTAGTAGTGCCCGGCCCACTCCTTGCGGGCGTGCACCGCTTTGACCAGCTTTTCTAGGCGATTGGGCGTGTGCTGATTCTCGGCGCGGCCGTCGTCGCCATGCTCATTGCGCAGCAGCGGAGTGGTGTACTCGGTTGCAATCCCGGGTAGCTCCGCGGGCATACCCTCATGCTCCATGATGGCCTCCCACTTGGCTGCCAATTGCCGGCGCATGTCCGCCAGCGAAGACGCCAGCGACACGCCCACTACATTGCGCGGTCCTCTCTGGCGCGTACCCTCCCGCGACAGACGCGCGTCCGGGAAGGCCTCGTATATGGCCAACGCTATCGCATGGGACTTCGCCCGCCCGTGTCCGGCCAGGAACAGCGCCCGCCGTACATGCACCCAGCGGACGGACCCGCCTGGCTTCAGCGCCGCCGATAGGCATCGGACCAATTCATCGTGAGTCGTTCGCTGCGCCCGCTGCGCCCGGAGGACTCGCTGGATGGCGTCTTGGGCGCCCAGTTTCATGGAACCATCGCCAGGAACGCCGCCACACAAAACAGCCCCACGTAGCACATGGTCACAAAGACAATCATGACCGCCGTTACGACTGGGTTCTCAGGTTGCATTCTTCTTTGCCCTCTTCGGCCTCTTTGCCGCCGCTTTCTCTTCTTCCTCTGCTAGCTCGATTGTCTCGGCCACCTCGATTGCCTTGTTAAACATTTGCATCGTCGCCAGGATCCCCATCCCCTCTGCCACCGCGTCCGGAGGCCTTGACCACCCGCCGTCAAGCGCTATGGCCTTCCGTCCTGTCTCATACGCCGCCCATTCCAGGCATGCGCGAGCCCGCCCCCACCACATCATGTCGGCCATCGACCCCAGCGCTACGGTCGGGCGGTTGCCCTTGGCCAATCCTTTCTCCCGGATCAGCTCCCTGGCGCGTCTAAGTAACTCCGACGCCGCCAGGCCGCGGGCCACTAGAGCCTGACCCCCAGGCGTTCAAGTACTCGCTCACGGGCCTGGGTTACCCGCTGACGGGCGTCAATGAGATCCATTTCAAGTTCCTGTGCCCGTTCCAACGCCCGTTCGAACGTCCCCAACAGTTCGCGCGCCTCGTCCTCTCGGACCGTCGGCAGGTCGACTAGCAGCAGATCAGAAGGATTCATCACCAGTACCACCCGCCTTGTCGCCGCGGGGCTCCGCCTTCACTACGAAGATTCGGTAATCCGGCTGCTTGCTTCCGGCCTCTTTGTAGTTGTTCTTGAGCACCAGCAATTTGGCCTTGCCAAACATGCCGCTGAATCCTTTGCCGCCGGCCAATTCCCACAGGCCGCCAAGCTCAATGCCATCGAACGGTTTCTTTTCCATTGTTTCCCCTTCTTACAGGACGTCCACGGGACGCCGTTGCTCAATGTAGTAATTCAACCCGGGCAAACACTCGTGGTCGCCGCGAAGCTCGCAGACCGGGCAGCTCTCCCTGGAGAGCTTGATCTTGCCAATCACGTTGTTGTCTTCGTCGCGCTCGCGACCGTCCGGGTAGGCGCCCGCCGCTAAAGGAGGTAGTTCGCCTTTCAGACGGGCGATACGAAGAGCGTTCATCACGCTTTGCCTGGTTGAGCCAATCTCCCTGGCGATGTCATCGGGGCCCATGCCGCCCTTGGCCAGCTCGACTACGCGGGGACGCATAACAGCGCTGCGTGGGCCCGGGGTACGCAGCGGCCCATCAAGCTCACCCGCCCTGCGGGCCTCGGCCAGTATGGCCCCTATCGACGTCGGCGGACGCTCAACCGCCGCTGCAATCTCCCGGTACGTCTTCCCTTGTCGATAAAGAAAGAGAATCGCGTCCTTTAGCGTTCCTCGTTTCATCGAACCCTCCATGCAACAACGCCCAATATCAGTCAACCGAAACTTAGTAATTATCTTCCACGTCGTAAAAGCCCATTTCCGGGGCCTGCCAATAACAGCGGGCCGTACCTTTCGGGCCCTGTCGGTTCTTGGCAACAATCCACTCAGCCTCGCCACTTTCATTGACCATGGCGTTGCCCATTTCGTCCTTGGGAAACTCGCGCCAGGGGAAAATGATCATGTCTGCGTCCTGTTCAACTGCACCGGAGTCACGAAGGTCCGATTCAATGGGCCTCCGGTTCTCGCGGGCCGCCAGGCGATTAAGCTGGGACAGGAGGACCACCGGGATGCGTAGCTCGCGCGCCAGGAGCTTGAACGAGCGCGACATCTCACCCACCTCGATGGCCCGTGTCTCTGACCTGCCGTCCGCCTTGATAAGCGTCAGGTAGTCAATCGCCACCAGGCCAAGCTTGTGCCCCTTGCCGAAGACATTACGGACCCACCAGCGCCGGATATTGCCGACAATGCGCGACAGGGTCCGCGACTGGTCATCCACCCAAAGGGGGAATTCGCCTACCTCACCACCGCAACGGAATATCGCAGCCATAGACTCGCGGCTGGCGGCTGCGGCGCCGGAGGCGATCTCTGAGGCTGGCACATGGGAGCCGCGCGAAAGCCAACGCTCAGCCAGCTCTTCACGACCCATTTCCAGCGAAACGACCAGCGTGGGGACACCCTTGGATGCGCTGAACCCGCAGACGTTAACGGCCCATGCGGTCTTGCCCATGCCAGGCAATCCGCCCACGACGACCAGCTTCCCCGGGCGCAGGCCGCCGGTGAGTTGGTCGAACGACCGTAGGCCGGTCTGGATAGCATGCTCATGGGGCGAGCGTTGGCGGGCCTCGATATTGGCCAGCACGTCGGGCAGGACGTCTCCCAGCGTGACGGGACCCTCTCGCCCCGCGTGCGCCTCCAGGTCGCCCAGTTGGGCCCTGGCGTGGCATATGACCTCGTCGATGTCCCGGTTGGCATAGACCGATGCCTGAGTTTCAGCGCAGAGGAGCAGCAGACGACGCGCCGTGGACTTCTCCCGGACCTTCGCCACGTACTGGCCAAGGATGTCGGGATGGACGGCGAAGCCCGCCAACGTCACCAAATAGCCCTCTCCGCCCTCCAGGCGCGAGATTGCGCCAGACTGGCCCAACTCCCCAGCCAGGCCGATAATGTCAACCACGCGCTTCCTATTCGCAATGGCACGCATGCCGTGCCAGATCTCCCGGTGGGCAGGGAGAATGAAGTCGTCTTCGACTAGCTCGGAGATTTCGTTCTCAGCGCGCTCCGGGGATACCAGGGCAGTACCAAGGACAACCATTTCATCCGGAATTGAACTCGGCGCCTCTCTCACTTTGCGCTCCTTGTTGCGTACGAGATTCCGTTGCTATTGGCGGGCTGCGATCCACGCGGTGGTTCGTCCTCCCAGCGCCGTTGATTCAGGTACGTGGCAGGCATGGGAACGTATTGCCCGCCGTTCTTGGTCCAGTCGTGGCTACGGGTCTGCCATTCCAGTGCGCGCATAATCGCGGGAGCGTCGCCTGCCGCAATCTTGCGCCGCCAGGAGGACCACGCCTCGCCCTTGCCGGTCTTGCGCGGGTACTTCGCCCAGAAAGCCAGGAATGCAGCACTGTACTGCGGTGAAGTGGAAACCTGGTTTTCCTGGGTATCTGAGATCTGATCCGGATCCGGAGTAAGAATAAGATCTATATTGGGGTCCCCAATAACCTGGTTATAACCTGGTTTAAACCTGGTTTCCGGTGCACCCCCACCCCCACCTGGCGGGCGCCCACCTTTCCGTCCATTGTGCTTGGCAATGATGGACAAAATCATCTCCCCCGCCTCGTGGTCATTGTCCTTAAACAGCTCCAATACGGCGCGGACCTTTCTCGTAAGAGAAGCGTAGTCACTCATCGTCGGGGGCTCCAGCGTTGTCGTTAGCCGTAATTGGCGCCTTCATGAAGCGGTCAACGACGTCCCTGGGCGTAGGCCTTATTTGCCACTGGCCCGCGTGGTAGCGGATGGAGCGGTAGACAGCGGGTCCCTGGGTACCAGGCTTGCGCACGAGCACAACCCACCAATTGCCCGTATGCGGACGGGGTGGCGAGCAGTACTCAA